TCCTATAATCTTAAGATTAGCAGTTCCATATGCATCACTGGCTAAAGTATCTTGAAGTAAATTATTTTGAAAAACGCCTGTTTTGTCTTCCGCAGGGTCTCTAACTTGGACTCGCATTTCTTTTATACTAAGTCCTTGGTTATTTACAACTGATACATAATCGCTCAAATCCACTCTTCCATATACTATTGACAAATCACCGTTTGATCCAATTGTAAATTGAAGTCTATCTCTTAAAATTAGGTCGTTCTTTCCTCTCGCCATGAACCTATCATAAAAGGAGAAGTAAATAAATATAAGTGTCAACACTAATCTTGAACATCTGCGATAGGATGCGGGTAAAATGGGGCGGAGTCCCATGAATCTGCATGAATATTAACTCTAAATACAATTAATAATGAAATATATTATAAGTAAAACCGAAGTGGGTTAAAATATGAAGTGTTTCAATTGTGGAAGAAGAAAAATGCGAACTATTTATCCCGAAGGTTATGTACAAAAAGTCTGTGATACCTGCGGATATAAATCATATCCGATAAAAATACCACAAAAATACAAGACTCATGTGACTTTGAAGGAGTGGACCAAATGAAATTTCACCTAAAACAACAATTAATGTTATTGCGTTCTTCAGTTGGTAATGTTATTGATAATAATCCTAATGTTTGTCACATAACAATGCAAGAAATCCATAAGTGGATTGATGATATTTTAGCGGAGTTGGAATGAAATGATTGAAGTTAAATGTTCAATGTGTTCATGGATTGGTTATGTTAAACCTCTCCACATATGGGATGCTCACGGCCACAAATATCCAGAAGTTTGGATATGTGACGAATGTAAGGAGTGGTAATCGATGGGAAGAAGAAGAGTGAAAGAAAAACATATCCCAATGAGTCTTTCTATGCCCTATGCTTTGATACAGAGGGTTGACAGTCAATTATCTTACAAATCATCGCGATCTAAATGGGTTCAAAATGCAATTATCCAAAAATTAGATGAGAACATAGATTTGAGTCTAATCACATCTATGAGATTAATGAAAGAATTATATTTCCGAAATGATTGTGATGATTTTATGAAAAGGTCGATAAAATTAATAATTTTTCCACAAATGAAAGACGAAGATATTGAAAAACTTCGTTAAATAAGCGTGGCGATTTGTGGGAACTGAAGAACAACAATAAGATACAATAACCTTTCACACCAAACGATTCTTTCGTTTTGTTTCTGATCTATTGGTGCTATTGCTGGAATTCCTTGAGTAATTTTTTCAACTCCCTAAGTTCTTTTAGAATTTTTAATAATATTTCATGCGTAGACATAAAATCACAGCGTTAGTACATTGCCATTATCAGCGTGTTTGATTGGTGGCCATTGATCTCTTATTGGCCCTGACTCTACACCTTTGAATAATTCAAACCGAACCCATGAAGGAATAGCACCATCAGCAGTCACCGCAGTTCCAAACGCATCAAGATTAGGTTGCATTTGTCTTGCATCTTGAGCCATTCTTCTCAATCTAGTTGTTGTATTTGTTTCTCCGGGTTCTTGAGAGTCTTGTCGATTAAACAATGATGCTAAGTTTGAGCCGGATATCATTAATTCAGGTCTAGAACCGCCATATTTCCATAATGGGAATGATTGCCCCACATTACGTGCAGGTGCTATTGAGCGGCCATTAGCCATTACTGCAGCGACTTGAGCAATATGGTCTTCACGGATAACACCCATACCATATGTGACAAGAGGCACCTTTTTTGATTCTACTGCACCATACATAGTTATTGCAAGTGGTCCAATAATAGCATCAGGATCAGCGCCTGAATGCAATAAAACCGTCAAATATAGTTTAGGCATGTACCAAGTAAATGTTGGGCGTGCACTTATGAACCTATTAGGAAACTCGGTTATATTACGAACTCCTCTACCGTCATCAGTAATAATTTGTTTGAACAATATATTTTCTTGAGAAGCACTTGGAGCGCGGTTTTGAAATGTATAAGCATTGTTTATTGTTATGTTCATGTCTGTATAAATTACGGGTGTGGGTGTCACTAATATTTCCATGACGTACGCATCAACTGAAAAAGACGGTTCAGGAACATCCAAAAATATATCACATTGAAGCATTTTATGAGACATGTTCTCTTTTAAGTTAATCTCTTTTTGAAGAATAGTTAAACCGTTTGTCGCATTAGTTTGATTCATCTCAATTGATTCTCTTATTTCATGAATTGGCATTATTTTTTACCCCCTTTTGTCATTTTACGGTATGCTCTACCCATCGCTTTAAGATTCAATAAGCCTTTATTTTTACCGGACTTAAATCGAATTTGATTACTTTTCTTAGATGTGTAAATATTCCATTTAGATCGCTTTCTTTTCTTTTTAGGCTCTGACATTTCAGCAGCAGCCTCAATATCCATGTTTTGGGACATATCAAGCACATTACCCCCGGTTGGAACTAAAGTCTCACCTGCTTTAATGTAAACACTAAATGCAGCATTTCCATTAATTAAATACGCTTGATAAGCCGGTATAGCCACCATGTCAATAGGGAAAACAGTTTTGTCATCTCCAATAATAAGACCCGTCACACCACCTAGACCTGCACCAATAGCACCACCAACAGGACCAAAGACGGAACCAATACCGCCACCTAAACCTGCTAAACCCGTTGCAGTTTTGAGTTTAGACTCAGCGGCTTCAGTTTTACTTCTTGCCATTTAGACCAACTCACAGGTCGGTCGCTTGGGCTAGCATTTCCTTAAGTTCGTCTTTTGTGACTTTAACAGGTTCTGCAATAAGCATGATATCAAGTTCTAGGGTAGTATCAGTGTAAGCAGTCGCTTGATTAGAACAAATTCCTACCAAAACATCGCTGACAACAACATAACCTTCGGGATGTAGATCAGGAGTTCCGAATTGAATCCATTCAGAATTTGAAAATGAAATGTCACCACCTGCGTCTTTATACTCTTCAGTTTGAAGTTCAGCATTAAAGAAAAGATTCGGTGAACCCACTCCAGTATCGACACCGCTCTCATATGCTGTTGTGGTTCCTATAATCTTAAGATTAGCAGTTCCATATGCATCACTGGCTAAAGTATCTTGAAGTAAATTATTTTGAAAAACGCCTGTTTTGTCTTCCGCAGGGTCTCTAACTTGGACTCGCATTTCTTT